CCTTTATGCTTTCAACATACTCTAAAAAGGGTGCCTGATAAATGAAATGCACGCGCTCCATGCAGTCAATCCGATCGCTTATGTACTTCTTGAAAATGGCATCGTCCGCGTCCCCCTCTTTCGTGGACAACATCACAATGACCCCGGTTTCGTCCGCTTTCAGGATGTCGTGCAGCATGCCCACAAACGAGGGGTGCATTTTTATGAAGATTTGTATGCATCCGTACAGGGTGGGGGTTGAAATGCCGGTTTTTTCAATGATGATGTCGCGCAGCTGCGTCGTTTTCGCCGCCGACTGCGCTTGCATTTCTTCTTTGAAATGGCTAAACAGGTCATAGTAATGCGTTCCCAGCGAATCAAACAGTACCAATTTTTCGCTGTAGTGCGCCTGGTCTTCCTCCGTGTTGAAATATTTGGACGAAACAAAGTAGTCCATGTTGGGCAGTCCGGACGTGTCCGAATGCCCCCACGTGGTGATTTGAACCGGTGCAAGGCGCGAAAACGCAATGAATCGCGTTTGCTGGCACATGCCAATTTCGGGGTACACGATGATGTCAAACTGTTGGTCCGCGATTTGTTGCCGATTTGCAACCAAGTCGCCGTCCTCCATTGTTATCACGACGTTGGATGCGTGGGGCCCCATTATTTTTTCGTAAAACGCGCTCGGAGTTTTGCGAGTCATTATTTTCACGTCAAACTCGGGGTCGTCGCACAAGTGCTTGATAATGCCTATGCGGTCCTTTGCGACGGAATGAAACTGCACAATGAAATCCGAAATGACCCCCACCTTGATTGGCTTTGTTCGGGTTGCTACTGGGGTTGCTACCGGGGTTGCTACCGGGGTTGCTACCGGGGTTGCTCGGGTTGTTATAGTGTCCAGCAACAGATCGGGACACAAGTTGTACTGCAGTTGGGCAATTTTTTGAAACAAGCCGGCGTTGCTCATGTCATGGTACGCGTACGGATACGAATTGTTGCGACAAACGAACGTGTTCAGCGCATTTATGGTTTCGTAAACGGGGCCGGTTTTCACGATCATGAAGTTTATTATTTTTTCATAGTAGTCCCGATGTTTCGCGATTTGCGCTTCGTCTTCGTACAAATAATAACAGATTGTGGCAAATTGAGCCAGTATGCTGCACGTGCCGATTGAATTGCACGTGTTGAATGCCCGCACGAAGTCATCAAAATCTTCAATGTCAAATGATCTATTTGTATTTGTTACCCCCTTATAAAACTCGTTTATTTTAGTCAAAACGGCCCTCTGCTGGCAAGCGTTTGTTCCTAGCAATACGAGAATTTCGACAGATTCCGAGTGTGCTGTTTTATTGTGGTTTGGTGGTTCATAAATGTGGTCCGATGTTTTATAAACTACCAGTAGTATGTTATCACAATTATTACATAGCGATGGGATTTTCAATAACGTAAACCGACAATCATGGTATTGAAGCTCCCATTCTTTGATCTTGCGCACAAACAATGATTCTTCCACCTGCAATACATCCTCTACAATAAAATATCCATTGGGCTTCAACTTGTGTATGCTATTTTCAAAAAAACACACGTTAGCACTGAACGTATGCAGTCCATCCTCTATAATAATATCAAAATTATCTTGTAGATCTGGCTCATTCCACATATTTTGTATTATTTTCGGGTTTGTTTGGTCACAATAGAATGTTTTTATTTTATCTGTATTAAACAATATGCCGGAATCAATATCCGCTCCAAAGATGTCAGAGTTATAAAAAAATTCCCGCCATCCATAAACAGAAGCACCCGGTCTTCCATTCGCACCCATATTGGATGGAACGTTTGTATTGTTTGTTCCTAACCCCAATTCAAACACTCTTAGGGGTTTATCACGCAATTCATTGAATATGCTGTAATAGAATGTTGTATAGTTATGCCGACTTTCTGTAATGTTGGTGTGTCCTTTATCGCTTCTGTTTCTCCCCATGATTTCACACAAAGGCGTACTTATTTTTTCATCAAATGAAAAATTCATTATGACGTTCGAATGTTCTGATGATGCAATTTATTATTACTAAAATGTAAATATTTATATTCATATTGTTGTAAATATTAAACCGTTACTCATTTAAAACGCCCATGAAATTAACCCCATTATGCAATTATTTTATTTTAATTTTATTTATAAAATTCAAAAAAAAATGCATTCATTTCAATTTAACCGCGATGCATTTAAATTGAAACAATTGAAATATATGATTCGGCGCATTTTTTTTGCATGTTTCGCAATTACAGTTACGCTTATTTTTTTTTTCTAGTGAATTTATAATTTCTTGACATGTTTTGCATTTTGTTGAACCTTGTGGTATACCTTTACCACAACTTGTACACAGGTTCATGTATGTAACTGTACCTGTACCCCCCCGTCTTGAACGGGTTCTACGTTTTGAAATCTTTTTATAAGATTTTCTGTATTGTTTTCTAGACTTGTAAGCCATGATTTTGTTATACCATAATGAAATAGTCAATTTGCGACGCGTTTTGGTTGCACTTAATGTTTTTTTGATTTTTTTGTAGTCTTCTTCTTCTTAATTCCCGAATGAGCGCCCAAACTGGATGCCCTTATGGACCTTCTGGAACTTCTGGCTTCCTCCTCAGCCAGAGCCTGCTCAGCCAGGGCTGCCATCCATGCAGCGCGCCTTATTTGGTAGGCTGCCTCGGCCTCGGCCAGGGCTGTCCTGGACCTCTCCATGAGTTCTCTATCGTAATCATCCATATATGCGGACATCCCATCATCGGCTTGCATTCCATATAATAGGTCTCGCCTATATTGGCATCCATTGCATATAGTAGTTGCATTATCATTTGTACCACAAAATCTACACCCTGCGCCCCCCCGTCTTGAACGAGTGTTTGCAATCCTTTTATAAGATTTTCTGTGTTGTTTTCTAGACTTGTAAACCATTTTATCTTGTTATACCCTATGCAACTATTTTATTTTATTTTATTTTATTTATAAAATTAAAAAAAGTGCATTCATTTTAATTTGTGACGCGTTTTGGTTGCGCTTAATGCATCGGATTTGGATGCGATTAGTGCAGCGGATATGAACGCGATGACCGCAATAATGCCGGCAAGCGCTGATCGCACGGTGACCGCCTCTCGTAGTCGCAGCACGGGGTTGCCCTGCAGGTCGGGCTGCAGTTCGGCCGCCAAGTGCGCCGCGTTGGCCACGCTGGATTCCATGGACGTGAAGCTGTACGAGCTGTTGCCGTTTTGCACGCCGCAGTTGTACAAGTTTTCGTACAGCACGGACCGGTTCGGCACGTGGCCGTGCGTGGTCGTCATGAATGCGTGATTGAACGGCACCCATCGCCGCCCGACGGCGTCGTACGCGCTTTGGGTCAATAACTGGTGATCCGGCTGCGGCAAGTCCGGGTAAATTTGTTTGAGCTGTCGGAACACTTCGTTCATGACGGCGCGCTTATTACCGATTGCGTTGGCGCTGGCATTCAACTTTTCCGACGGCGCGTCCAGCATGGTGATCACCGCGGAAATCACGGTCTTGGACCGCGGGTCGTTGAAGTCCATGTAATCCGACAGCACGATGTTGCCGACGCCCCACGCCGTGCGCGGATAGCCCCATATCTTCGGCACATTGAGCTTAGTGCGCCAGTGAAAAATCACCGAAATGTAGGGCAAGTACTGCGTGGAGTGCTGGAACCGGTCAAACTCGGGTCCGAACGCGCCCCCCAGGGTCGCGTCGTGCTGGTCCAATATGCGCTGCACTTCCTGCGGCGGGCACGCCAGAATGACGCGGTCACATCGGCACGCGACGGGTTCATTAGTGTGGTTGTTGTCGCGCGTTCTCAGCACAAGTCCCGTGACGCGCTGGGCCGAAACCGTGAAGCGGTCAATTGTCGCGTTTTTCTCAATGATCACGCCGCGCCTCCGAAGTGCGGCCTCCCAAATGCGGAACAGCCCCACGTCGTTCGGCACCCGGGGTTGGTAAATGCCGTACAAAAAATTCTGGTTTAAAATCTGAAGGAAGCTGAAGAGCGTGTACGTGTCGGCGCTGCCGCCGTCGGTCAGCCGGCCGATGCGGTCCAATATGTCAACCGATGCCGTTGAGAAGGCATGAGACGAGAGATATTCCAACAATGTTATTTTTTTAAAGGAATCATTCAGCGTGACGAAACTCCAACACAGGGTGGCCATTTCTCTCGGAGATAAAACCCGCAAAGCCTCCGCCATCATGGTTGCGGTGCTGAAGCTGTATTTCACGAACAAGGCGTGAAACGACGTGCCCATGTCTTCAAGGAGTTGCGCGAACATGCGGAAGTTGTCAATGTAGATGCGCGGGCCGTGCTCCGTCATCATGCCGTCAGCGGTCCGGGTGACGCCGTGGCACCCTCCTAAATAGCCGCGTTTTTCAAGGAGCAGGACGCGCCTCGCGGATGGAGGCAATGTCAGCAGTTGGGCAAGCGCCATGCCGGTGGGACCTCCGCCCACAATGATGTAGTCGTAATCGTGTTCGGCATTGGGTTGCATGAATGCAATGCAATGTTTTATAATGAACACACATTAAATTAATTACTTAATCGGCGCTCCATTGGTTGTGATACCAGCGCATGGACAAGTAATCCATTAGGCCGGGAGCACCGCCGGATGCGCCAATCACATTCAATTTGGGGCCTTCGCTGACGATGTTTGCGATGGCGCGTGTGCCGAGCGCGACATTGTAATACCGCAACGCCGATATGACGCCGTTAAATCCGCCGTTAATGGCGACATTCACGTCGGCATAATTCTGGAACGGCACGGAGTTCAGCGGCAGGCGCTGCGCCAAGTCGCCGTTCATAAACACGTCCAGCACCGTGTTTTCCACCCGAATGATGACGTTGAACCACTTGTTGATGGGAATGTTTTCCACATCCACCGAGGTGTTCGGGTTGTCAAAGGTGCTCATGACCACGCGAATCGCGGAATAGTCGTCCTTCAAATACAGACCCGGGCCATTGTTCGGCGTCATGATGCCTTTTGTGTCACCCGTTGCGATTGCATCTTTGCTACCCTTGTTGAAAACGTGCCGCCATTTACCACCATCGTCTATTTTGCTGTTTTGTTTGATGTACAACCACACGGACCACGTGATGCCGATGCCCCCTGCATCGTTCTTGGATCGGATAATGGTGACCGCGTTCGTTTGTGACGGATCCTGCGGAATTCTCAAATTGCCAACCTTGCCGTCAATCAACCCGTCCACCAAATACGGACTAGAGTTGGGCGAAAACAAGAACCCCATGATTGCAACACACGTGCGCAACAAATAGACAAACACGATGACCGTCAAAATCAAAAAAGCGGTTTTTGCCACGTAGCTGTTGGAATCCAAAAATGTTTTGGATCCGCTCACAATGTCGGGTGCTTTGAATTCGTTCAGCGCGGGGAGGTTCATGGGGGGTACATTTGCATTCATTGGATTCATCATTGGATTCATCATTGGATTCATCATTGGATTCATTGGATAAGGATAGTGCTAAAACAAACCGTTATGATATATTATTAATGATATTATTAATGATTATTAATGTATAATAATAAATTATTTTAAATACTTAATGATTGCATTATCAAATTGTGACCTGCCCCAGCGTTTGATCGTCCTTGATTACACTGAAGTTCAGCTTGTATCGGTTAACAAAGTCAAACATGCCGGCGCCGCTGTACCCGGCGCTGTAAATGTTCCAGGCTTCTTCCGGCGTGAAGTAGTTGGACTTGTAAACCACATTGGAAATGTAACCGCGCAAGTCGCCTGAATCACCGCTGCACGCGCCCTTTGTGTATGCTCCGCCCACAAAAAGCGTGTCGTTTATCGTCGGTTGGATTGTTGGCATTGCGGTCAGCACGCAGGTTCTCACCAATTTCCCGTCCAAATACAGATCCACCGTGTTGCCGTAAATGCTCATGGTGATGTTGACCCATTTTTGAAGCTTTATGTTTTTAATGTCACACGATTTAGTGTTGTTGTTCATCAACAATTTCAAGTTGTTTTGAGCGTTGTCCAAGTACAGATTGAATGCAGGCGCAGATCCGACGCAGCGCGTCAATATATTCTTTCCGAGTTTGGTGTCTGAACTTGAAGTGATCCACGAGTCAACGTAAATCCACACGGAATACCCGTAACTGGCGTTTGCTCCAAACTTGGCACAAGGCACACTCAATGATTTGGATGCATCCGAGAAGCCCGACACGCTGGTGGTGGTTTTGGTCATCAACTTGTACACGGCATAAATCAAAATTATGACGAGGATGAATATGAAAATTGTCAAAATATTCATGGTTGCCCAGTATATATATAACATCCTATATTATTATATTTAAATGCGCGGCGAAATGGGTGGCTTAAAATGTGTTGACGAACACATTCGCGACCGTTTTCATGATGTTGGCCACCGTTCCATCGGTGCTAAATAATGCACCCAGCAGGGCGCCAATTAATCCGAACACGACGGTTCCCATGATAACCCCTTTCGCTGATTCCACGTCGCGATTAAATAACCAACCAAAAATAGCTCCGAATAAGGCGCCTAAACATCCGTATTTGGTTGCACCACTTGTGCTGAACGATAGCGGATTGTTGGGGGTCTTGTCCACATTGTGCTCGTTGTCTGCAATCTTGTTGCTAACCGATTGAGACGCCAAATAGCTTGCCGAATCACCTTGATTGAGCGGGTCCGGATTCACGCCCACGAGTGGCGGGTTCAGCATTTTGTTGGTTTTGTAAAACCACGCAATTTCGGCGTTCGTAAACGGCTCGTGTTTCAGCACCATGTTGCACAGTTCTCCCTGAATGCCGAAGGTTTTATCTTTTGCGTCATCATCTTTATTTTCATCCCCTTCTTTGCCATTCCCAATAACCACGTTGTTCACGGGGGATGATAGAACCGGAATATGCGGAAGATGCGTCCCGGTGTAAACCAATTTGCCATTCATGAAAATGTCAATTGCCCCCTTGTCTGAATTTATCACCATATTGTTCCATCGTTGCAACGGGACATCCTCAATGGGTGGTATTGCGGCAGACACGCCTATCTTAACCTGTAGTGCGTTGGTTTGTGGGTTGTACGAAACATTTGGCCCAATGTGCATCTCTTTAGCAATGCCAGGATCTTGAAAGTTGAACACGTTTAGTTGTTCATTGGAATTGGACTGCGTATTCGGGGGTTGGGGACGAATGTAGAACCACGCCGACACGCCGTAACTGTAGTTGTGCAGTTTTATGTCCGTGGGATTCATGGTGGGTGTGGTTGTGGGGGGCGAAGTGGACAATGGCGGAAGCGGGTTCGGTCCCGACGCGTGCGAAACCACCCCCTTAGAATCAACAAATTGAACGGTGTAACGGGTTATTTTGGTGGAGACGGTCATGGAAATGGGCGCCGACACAATCTGCACCCCCGTGTGGTTAATTGCCTTTGTCACCAAGGACGGCAGATACAGTCCTGCCAAAATGAACGCCGCTTCCACTGCCAGCAGAATCCAATATGGACGGCTGGTTAACCCGTACTGTTCCTTCAACACGTCTACGAAATCCAGCATCAAGCACGGCAAATAAAACAGCAAGTTGCCAAGGAGTTTGAGCACGTTGATCACCCAGTTGGAATCTTCGCTGGTTTGAAACATGGAATCGCCCATTTTGCGCGACATTGAAAACACGGTGCGAACGATACCAATGACAATTGCAATGCCGGTAATGTAAATGAGCGCGGTGATGCCGTATTGCAACAAGTTGGCCATTGTGACAAGCCGGCTCTGCGATGTAAAAAAATACGAGATAATGCCGATGATGCATGCCGCCACGGCAATGAATATCATGGGCCGCAAAATGAATTCGGAATAGGTTGGGCTACTGCTGCTACTGCTACTTGAACCGCCGGGGGCCTTGTTGCTGCTGCTACTTGAACCGCCGGGGCCCTTGTTACTGGTGTACGTGTGCACGCCAAACATGACCAGGGAGGCAATGAACAGCGTGAACAGCGTGATGACGGTGCCGCGCTGGCCTTCTATGAACGCCGTCAAGTCAAACGACGAACGATACAGCACCACCCCTATCGCGGCAAATGCAATGAACGCGACGATCATCGCAATCGGATGCTGCACAAACAATTTGAATATCCAAACAAACGGGAAAAAGATCAACTGAATAAATGTCCAAAAGCCAGGGGGGTCGGGAATATTGTAAGTGGGACCATTAACTGCATTGATGTAGTTTTTGTACAGCGAAACCTGGTTTATAAAGAAATTCAAAATGTTCACTCCCATGGTCATCATGAGTGTGTAAAACAGGGCGTTTATGTAGGGCGTGTTTTTATTGGGGTCGTATCCGGTTTGCTTAAACTCCGGGTCCCAGAAACACGACGCAAAGTGGGTTGAAACGCACGGCACCAACGAGTTCTTGAATTTATACACCGAAATCATCAAGTACGCCACATAACACAGCAATGCAAAAATCAGCACCTTTTTGGCCACTACCTCAATCAAATCGTTGGTTTCCACGAATTTGGCATACGACAGGAGTGGAGATGTATTGAAGAAATACTTGACGGATTCTTTGAGTGATTCAAACCAGGAGGGCATCAAACCATTACCGAAGAACTTGCCGAGCCAGCCGAACATGAAAGATTGGGGGGAAAGGTTGTACAAGTTGTACGCGATGGCGATGACAATGGAGACAACCGCCACAATTCGGAACCAATCCGTGGCCCCCGTTTTTACAAAATAAACCATCATCATGAACGGGAACCAAAAGCTGAAGACGAATGCGGAAAGGTTATTGAGAAAATTTGCTCTCCTGCCCCACAGGGACCAAAGTGGAAACACCACTGCAATGATTCCCAACAAAACAATGTTAGTTGTGAACCAACCCGTTCTCTCGCTGCCTGTAATGTTCATTTTAGCACCGGGATCATTTGACTGCGTCGCTCCGATGGACACAAACACAAGCCCGACCAACGTCAGCAGTGTCAGAATAAAATTACCAATTGTAAACCTTAGGTTGTCCGCATGTTCAACCGCGAATGAATTGTACACTTTAGTTAGAACCGCGTACAACCACACGAGCGGCAGCAGCGTGATGACGCGATGGCCGGTGTTCGGCAATGAATGTCGTGTCCGGTTTTGTTTTTCATCGTCTTTTGTTATATTTTCATTTGGATCCAGCGGATCAAGCGATGTGTTTGCCATTTCGGCCCGGCTGGTGGCAAACACGTAGGCGTACACGATTGCACCGATTGCGGCCGGCCATAGATAATAACCGAGTTTTAATGATTCGTTCGGTTCGGATGCGGATTGCATTGCAAAATCCAAATACTAATTATACATTGCATATATTTAAAAATGTATGCAACTGATGCAAAGAATGATGCAAAGAATGATGCAAAGAATGATGCAAAGAATGATGATGCTAATGCGATTCGCTAAAATGTTTCCATGGCGGTTTTTTTGCCGTGGCAGTCGCGGCACAGCGCCACCAGGTTGTCCACGTTGTTGGATCCGCCGTGCTCCAGCCGCACGATGTGGTCCACTTCGTACCACGCCGGCAACTGGCGGTCGCAGTGCCCGCATTTCCACGACTGCTGCGCCGCCACGAACTTCTTCTTGGTTTCGCTCACGCTGCGCTTGGTGGCATTGTTGCGCCCGGACGACGTGATGCGCGCTTCCATTTGCGCCTCGCGCCGCCCTAAAGGTGCCGTTCCTTGTGCCGTTCCGGAGGAGCCTTGTGAAGAGTCGGTTTGAAACAGCGATTTATTGTTGGCGAAGTCCAGAAAGGGGGACAGCATGTCGGCCGAAGAGCGGCTGATCGGCATGTAGCGGATGATGTCGTTTGCGTGCGACAGCATGGATTGCGACTGCCCCGGGTTTTTCTTCAAGAAGATGTAGAGAGATAATCCCACAAATGCAAACGTGGACATCTTGATTTCTTTTTGCCACGAATGAAACATCTTCAAAAATTTGCCGTCGTAATACGTGTTTAGTATGAGGAACGCCGTGATTCCGAAAACAAACAGTTCCAGCTTCATTATAATATATACATTGCGTGAATATAAATATTGAAAGATTGCATCGGTGTGCAACGCAAAAATCAGTACAGCCTTTTCAACGGATGCGGGGTTGGAACCCGGTGCATGTGGCCCGTTGTGTTTGTGATTGCATTTGCGTTAATGTTAAATCTGACCATTTTGACGGTTTTGTTTCGTGCCGCTATCGTGACGGTGTTACTAATTTGCCGCAATTGTTTCACGATGCGCTGCACATTCATGCGGGTGTGCCCGTTCGCAAACACCGTGTTGCGAAACAGGGCGCGGTACTGTTGCAACATGGCATCGTATGTGGAATCCGGCATGATGAAATGATCCCGCGGGAGCATGAACATGCTGTAAAACACGGACAGGACGCCCCACACGTCGGTGTTAAAGCGGTACACTTTGTTAAAATACTCATTCAGTATGAATTTGCGGCGCGCGGGATTGGTGAAATGATACAGAATTTTGGCATTGTACCTCTCCAACGTGGATTGCAGCATAAGCGTGGCCATTTCGGTGTTTAATTTGAACATGGTTTTAAAAATGTATATAAAATATTCATGCCCGGTTGGTGCCATTTTTTGATATATTTTGTACATGTCACTGATAAATGGCTCCAGCTGTTCGGGTTCAAATTTGGCGGGCAGCTGCGAAATGATTTTATGATACAGCGCATCAATGTCGTGGGAAATGAGCATGGTGGAAAACGGGCGGTTGTACGTGACGGGATTGTTTATAAAGTGGCGTTCCGGTATGGGGTGCTGCGGGGTGGCGATTCCCGCAAGCCCCCAGTCAATCACGCGCACCGTTTTGCCCATCATCAAGTTTTCGGATTTCAGGTCGTTGTGCATGACGCCCAGTTGGTTCATGGGCACTATTGCGTGCACCAGCAAGTCAGAAATGCGGTCATTCAATTGGCGCACTCGGTGCGCATCCATTTTGTATTTTTCCATCCACACTTTCAAATCTTCGCCCAAATTGGGCATGTTGATTGCGCGTAACTTATCCAAATTGTGGTTTACGTTGGAGGCGGTAATGTCCTTGTCGAAGTTCTCGCACGTTTCGCTGAAACCCACTAAATCGGAGGGACTAAGCGCGTCCGGATCGCACAAACTGGCCTGCGTGTTAAAATACAATGCATTATTCCTTATTTTTTTTATGTACTGCATTATACCCTCTTGTTCTCTCATTTCGGTTTCTATGCCTTCCTTGTATCCCAACTTGCTGATGTTGCCGTCGTTCAGGTTCCGAGGGCGGTTCTTGCATTTGAGGGATGGAATGAAGACGCAGCCTTGGGCCCCCGCAAACAGGGGTTTGCCCCCCTTTGCGCGCCGTGTTTTTTTTACCATGAAGTGTGATGGAACCGTATCCGTATATTGTGTATCGTGCTGTGATATTAAATGATTATATTAAAAAAAATCATCATTTGCATGAATTGGTTTGGATTGTTTACTTGTAATTATTTTTGGTAATTATTTGTAATACATGTAGTACAGCGCGGTTGCGGCGAATGCTGCCCCCCCCGCGTAAATGAGTTTGCGCCGGTATTTGTGTTCCTCGTGCAGCCGCAGCTGCTTGGGTTTGTAGTTGGAATAGTATGTGTTGACCGCGTCCTGCAGTGAAACCTCGTCGCGATTCAAACGCAGGTTGATTTGGTTGTGCAAAAAGTGCACCCATTTTATAAAGGACTCGCGTTTGTCCAAATAGGGGGAAACCGGATACTTGTCCAGCAATTCGCTAAATGCGTTCCCGATTTGATGATGGGGTAAAAACAGCGGCAAATTTTGTATGAAGTCGTAGTATTTTTTTATGGTGACGTCGTTGGGTCTCTCGGGATACGTGACCGCCATGCTAAACAGGACAAACCAGTAATGCGGACCCCACACTGCCGGATCCAGGGCGGTTGTTGCGGTCCCGCCATTCATTCGTTTGGGCCGGGGGGGGGTTGTCTTTTTACAATCAAACAATATAAAAAGAACCCGAATTAAACCCATAAAGCAAAGCAAAGCAAAGCAGTGCCATGGCGAATGAAGTAGACTCCCAGCGAGACGACGCCGATTTTAAACCGGTAATAGCAGCAGCAGCAGCAGCAGCAGCAGCAGCAGCACACGCCACGCAGTTCCGCCACTCTTTTCAAAAAAAGAACGTGTTTTGCAACAACTGTGGAAAAAACGGGCATTTGATACACGCCTGCAAAAATCCGATCACCAGCAATGGAATGATTGTGTTCAAGGACAGTGACGAGGGGGCGTCCTATTTAATGATCCGCCGCAAAGACACGCTGGGGTTCGTGGAATTCATTCGTGGAAAGTACCCCATCTACAATCGGATGTACTTGCAGCGCATCATTGATGAAATGACCATGGACGAAAAGCGTCGTTTGCAAACCCAAACCTTTAGCGAATTGTGGACAAACGTTTGGGGGGATTATTTGAATTCCAAATATCAGAATGAAGAAACGGTGTCGTGCGACCGGTTCAACGCATTGAAAAACGGCATAAAAATAAATAGTGGGAACGGCAAGGTGTCCTACATTTCACTGGACACGTTGATTGAAAATTCGCCGACGCGATGGAGCGAGCCCGAATGGGGATTTCCGAAAGGTCGCCGAAATTATCAAGAAAAGGACATTAACTGTGCTTTGCGGGAGTTTTCCGAAGAAACGGGGTATGACGCAAGCAAATTAGTGGTGATGCAAAATATAATTCCGTATGAAGAAATATTCATGGGATCCAACGTGAAAACCTACAAGCACAAATACTACGTTGCCTATTTTCCGCTTTCACAAGCGAATGCAATAAAACCGGGCCAATGCCGATCCCTTTCTCCCAAATTTCAAAAGACGGAAGTGAGCAAAATGGCGTGGTTTTCGTTTGAAGAATGCGTGCAGCACATTCGGCCGTACAACCTGGAAAAAATCAAAATTTTGCGCAATTTGAACGACGCACTCAAGGAGTACGAAATTTTATGTTGAGGCATTGTGCGCATTTTCACATTGTGCGCAATTTATAATCATTTTATATTATACCGTCACATTAGGAGACATGGCAAGCGTTGTACCAAAAAAATCAAAGGCGCACGCGCACCCGTTGCTAGCTGCTGCGGGCGCGGACTCCGCGCTGTCCAATGAAATTGCGGAATGGCAGAAAAACAAGGACGATTCCGCTGACGAAGAGCCCCTCGGATTTTTGTATCCAACCAAAAATGATGCCGATTTTGCGCGGAACATTGCACAGCGCAGGGAGTTCAACGACACCAAGTACGACATCGTGATCCCCACCTCGCAGGCCCAAATGGAAGAAGAAGCCACCAAAATGTGCGGGGCCGGGTTTGAGCTTGCTCCGCACCAGCTCTTTGTGCGCAATTTTTTATCGGTGATGACCCCGTACAACAGCTTGCTCCTGTATCACGGCCTCGGAACCGGAAAAACGTGCTCCGCGATCAGCGTGGCGGAAGAAATGCGGGACTACATGACCCAAGTGGGCATCACCAAAAAAACGTTGGTGGTTGCGTCCGTGAACGTGCAAGACAACTTTCGCAAGCAGCTGTTTGACTTCAACAAACTGAAGTTCAACCGGGTTGCGCGCCAGTTTGTCATTCGCGGATGCACGGGAACCAAGCTGCTGAAAGAAGTGGGGGGGCATGCGGAGCTCACCGATTTGACGGAGCAAAACGTGGAGCGCGTGCGCGCCGGCATTGTGCAGCGCGTCACGCGGTTAATCAATGCCAGTTACGAATTCATGGGCTACATTGAACTGGCCAACACGGTGCGACGGCTGACCGCGGCCGCATCCAAACACGACGCCGTTCGGGCCATTAAAACCGCGTTCAACAACCGGCTGCTCATCGTGGATGAAATTCACAACGTGCGCAGCGATGAAGAGGCCAAGGACGACTCAGAAAACAAGGACAAGGACAAGGACAAGGACAAGGACAAGAACAAAGGCAAAGGAAAAAGCGTGTCGGAAGAGCTCTACAAGCTGGTGCGATACGCCGACAATTTGCGACTGCTGCTTTTGTCGGGGACGCCCATGTACAACGACCCGCGCGAAATCGTGTGGCTGTTAAATTTGATGAACGTGAACGACCGTCGCGCCCCCATCTCAGTCGGCGACGTGTTTGATCGGGACGGCAACTTGCTGCAAATCAACGGTCGCAACGTGGGTGCCGAGCTGCTGCGCATTAAATCCAACGGCTTGATTTCGGTTGTGAAGGGGGAAAATCCGTACATTTTCCCTTACCGCATGTACCCCGCCGATTTTTCGCCGGCGCGTTCGTATTTGACCAACCGAGAGCGGCATCCGGTAGTGCAGTTGAACGGCACCCCCATTCCAAACCCGATCCAGCACCTGGACCTGCATTTGAACCCGGCGGGGGCGTACCAAGAGGCGGTGTATCAGCACATCATTGAGCGCAAGCGCTTGGAAATGACGGCCGACGCCACGTCGTTCGGGTCGTTCTTGTTGAAGCAGCCCATTGAAGCGCTGAACATGGTGTACCCGAGCGCGGAGTTTGACAAGCTGCTGGAACGCGCCAAGGGCGACAAGGGCGACAAGGGCGACAAGGGCGCCAAGGGCGACAAGGGCGACAAGGGCGACAAGGGCGACAAGGGCGACAAGGGCGACAAGGGCGACAAGGGCGACAAGGGCGACAAGGGCGACAAGGGCGACAAGGTGTCCGTTGCCGACACCGCCGTTCTTACCCGCATAAACATTGGCAATTTATTGGGTGATGCGGGGCTCAAGCGGGTCATGAAGCACGACGTGTCGGACGACGGCGCGCGCATTTCCAATTTTGAATACAAGCCCGTGTTGCTGGCCAAATACGGGCGCATCTTTTCGCGCGCAGAAATCGGTAAATACAGCAGCAAAATCGGGAGCATTTGCGAGCACGTGGATCGCGCCAACGGGATTGTCCTGATTTACAGCGAATACATTGGCGGCGGCGCGGTGCCCATTGCGCTGGCCCTGGAAGAAATGGGATTCACGCGGTACGACGCGCAGGTGGGGTCGCTGTTTAAAACCGCCCCCGTCCCGCAGCGATTCCAAGAGGGGGGCGCGAAAAAGCGGTTCGCCGCCAAGTACGCCATGTTCACGGGCGACAAGCAGCTGTCCCCCGACAATCGCGCCGAGTTGGAGGCGCTCACGACCGACAACGAGCACGGGCAGCGCATCAAGGTGGTCATCATTTCCAAGGCGGGCAGCGAGGGCATTGACTTCAAGAACGTGCGGCAGGTGCACATCATGGAGCCGTGGTACAACATGAACCGTATTGAACAAATTGTGGGGCGCGCCGTGCGCAACTGCAGTCACGCCGACCTGCCGTTCGTGGAACGCAACGTGCAGCTGTTTTTGCACGGCACGCTGCTCGCCGCCAATCCCGACGTGGAGGCGGCCGACTTGTACGTGTACCGTCTGGCCGAAACGAAAGCCGCGCAAATCGGGCAAGTGAGCCGCGTTCTCAAAGAAAACGCGGTGGATTGTTTGCTCAACGTTGACCAAACCAAATTCAGCCAGGAGGTCATCCGGCGGCACAACGGGCAAAACGTCACGGTGCGACAAGTGCTGTCCGACGGAACGCGGCTGCCGCATTACGCGATTGGCGACCGCCCGTTTTCGTTCGTGTGTGATTATCAGGCGCAATGCGAGTACCGGTGTTTAAGCGACAGCACCGGCAAAAGCGACAGCACCGGCAAAAGCGACAGCACCGGCAAAAGCGACAGCACCGGCAAAAGCGACAGCACCGGCAAAAGCCTGAACATAAACGACGACTCGTATTCGCAAGCGTTCGTTGCCATGAACGCGGACCGCATTCGGCAGCGCATCCGGGATTTGTTTCGCGTGCAACACTTTTACGCGCGACGGCTGCTCATGAAACATTTGGCGGGGCACCCTCGCGAACAAATTGATGTCGCGCTCACCCAGTTGTTGCACGACACGGGCGAGCGCTTGATTGACAAGTACGGACGCCCGGGGCGCTTGATCAATGTGGGCGAGTATTACTTGTTTCAGCCGGCCGAAATAACGGACCCGCGCATTGACGCGCACGACCGCAGCGCGCCGCTGCAATTCAAACGGGACCACGTTGCGTTCCCCCTGAATGACGGCACGCTGGAGCGGCTGGCCGTGAAGCACGGGTTGAAACCATTGGCGTTACCGGCCACCGCGGAGGGGCACCCGCCACAAGCGCAAGCGCAAATAGAAGCAATCCATGCCGATTTTGATGCAATCGTGAAAGGGCCAGGGGGGGCGGTTGACAAAAACACCAAGGCCTGGACCGAGCTGTGCGCGGATATAATGGGGGAGCTGCACGAGCGCTTTCAAGTGCCGACCGACGTGGTGAAGAAGTGCGTGGCGCACCATTTATTAGACGATGTTACAGTGTCTGCGGCAACGGTTGACGCGCAGTTGCGGTATTTGAACGCGGCTTACAAAGAAGGCAGCCAGTCGCATGAATTTGACCGTTTGGCGCGCGACTATTTTGACAGCCGCGTTCTTAAAAACCCCAAATATAAAGGGGAAGAAGGCATGCTGCTTTTGAATTCCGCCGGCAAAAACGGGGTGCAGTTGGTGGTGCGACAGAATGCGGAAAGCGCGTGGACTGTCGCAAAATCCAGCGAAGAATGGAGTCCGTACAAGGAGCAAATCGCAGGGATGGTGCCGAAACCCGCGGCATTGGCGCCGATCATCGGGTTTGTGTCTGAATTCAAAGAAAAAAGCGGCGGCAGTTACGCCGTTTTCAAAATAAAATACGTGAGCGAGAAGGGGAACGGGGCCCGATGTGATCAAATTTCATCCAAACAACGGCGTCTCACGATTGTGAACCAAATTGCGAATGGGTTGAATCCCGAAGCGGAACCCATTTACACCATGGAAAACACGAAGAACCAAAACACGGCGCGTTACTGCGTTTTGTCCGAAATGTTGCTGCGCTGTTTCAACGCAATGAAGAAGAACGACAAGCACTGGTTTTTTACCCCGGTGCAAGCCATAATTGCGTGATTGCATGAATAAACAAATAAAACTATAATATTAGGTGCATATAATAGCCGAACCACAACCACAACCGCAACCGCAACCGCAACCGCAACCGAATCAAATGCTGAATCCGCGCAACGCAATGGCAAACTCAACCGCAACCAAACCCCCAATCAATGACATATATGTTCCAACCATGGTCACACAAAAAGTGGTTTTGCCGTTCACGGCAATCGGTAAAAACATCCGGGCTGTTTTGGAACAGCATTTAGCGCATGCGCACGAAGGCAAATGCAATGCGGAGGGGTACGTTCGCCCCCGGTCCACTCAATTGCTGGCGCATTCTCCCGGGAATTTGGGCGACCACGGGTCGGTTGCGTTTGAAGCCATGTACGAATACCAAGCGTGCAACCCGGTGGAAGGCATGCTCATCGCTTGCGTGGTTCAAACGGTCACGCACGCGGGCTTGCACGCGCACATTGTGCCTGAACCGAGCCCGCTTGTTATCTTCGTGTCGCGCGATCACCACTATTCCAGCCCGCAGTTCTCTAAAATTAAAGCGGGCGACGAAATCACGGTGCGCGTGATTGGACAGCATTTTGAGCTGAATGACCCCGCGGTTTCGGTAATTGCCGAACTGCATCTATCCAACGCATAAAATAAAAATGTATTGGTACGTGTTAAATGTTAATTCAAAAAATTGAATTAAAATTACGTCAAACATGGAACATAGCAGTATCGCAACAGCAACGAGATCATGACTTCTATTCACATCATCAGTAATCATACCAAGCCCGCCAATCACACGGCCCCAGCCCCGGCAAACCCATCAAATGGTTCATTGTATCATCCCACAATCATCCGGCACAAAGTGTGCCTTCCATTTTCCGAAATACTTGATTTCAAGACCATTCGTGAACAACTCACGCGTCACGTTTCCGCTCAAATGAGTGGCAAGTGCATTGCAGAAGGGTTTGTCAAATCGGGATCATGCGCCATTCGTTCGCATTCGGTGGGTATTTTTGCAGGTGGAACCATATCCTTCAATTTGGAGATTGAATGCATGCTGTGTTGCCCCGAGGAGGGAACTGTCATGCAGTGCGTTGCAAAAACGGTGACCCAAGCCGGCATCCGGGCCCACGCTTGCATGGAACCGTCCCCCGTTATTATTTACATTTCGCGCGAAATGCACGAGGCTTCTTCCGCGCAAAGCCGCATGATGGATTCCATTAAAACCGACGACACGTTTACAATGCGAGTCATTGGAAAACGGTTTGAACTGAACGACAAACACGTGTCAATCATCGGTGAACTGACTACGGTTTAAAAAATTGTTTGGTCAATTCGGTTTTTTGGTTTTCAACTTCCTTCAATTGGGACTCTTGCTCGTCCACGTAACTCAAATATTCGGTTAGTTTGGACACAACGGCGTCGTCAATGTTTGTCAAATTCACAAATGAACCATTTTTGTTTTCGGTGTACACCACGTTGTTTTGAGTCACAATCTTTAACACCTGTATTTGGTGATGCTGGTTCAGCGCCTCAATTCGGTCCTTCAATTGCTTCAAATCTGTGGTCGGCATTTATTATTTATTTATACGATGATATGATGAAGAGTAACATGAATGTGATTCTAATATGTTTTTCTTATGTAAATATATATACAACCCTGAGACTGATTTCAAAAGAAAATGAATGCAATTGATTTAAACACACCATCACAATGCAATTTAACCGAATTCCAACAATGCACAACATGCACAAGAACAAACACAATCAAAAAGACATTGAAAATACGTTGACCCAACTGCGTGGCGTCATGCTTTATGATGCGACTGCATCCGCTGCGCAACCCGATGTGCAACCCGCTGTGCAACCCGTGCAACCCGCTGTGCAACCCGTGCAACCCGCTGTGCAACCCGTGCAACCCGTGCAACCCGTGCAACCCGTGCAACCCGTGCAACCCGTGCAACCCGTGCAACCCGTGCAACCCGTGCAACCCGTGCAACCC